GCTGCAATTTCGTGTTTTAGTTCTTCGATAGTCATCGCTGATGGCTTCCCATCAAGTCCAATAACACCCGTTACAGGCACGCCTTCACGGAGTTCCATTGCGAGGCGCGGCTGTATGTGTGGCAATAATGCCATAGCATGGCCTGGGATTGCAAGTTCAGCCGCTAACGTGGTAGCGGCCTGCCCAACTGTCAGCCGCTGAAGCTGCTGCTGGTATGATTTTTCTTTCTCGCCAAACTCTGTGCTGAGCTTCCCGATCTTGTCCTCATAGGATTTACGGAGCGCCTCGACGTCGCCATTCTTGGCGAGAAGTTCCTCCCGCTCTTTGGCAAGCTGGTCATCCTTTTCTTTCTGGGTACGCTTGAAGCCTTTAAGCTCGTCAAGCAATTCCTGGTTCTTCTTCTTCAGCCCCTCGTCATTCGGCAGGCCATCGACTTTGAGGCGGAACTTGCCTTCCTTTTCCTCATACAAACCGCGCAACGGTTCATCTATGGTGTCAAGGCTATCGGTTTCAAGTTTTAGCATTACAAGTGCCCTCCGGGCGATTGTGTGACCACAGGTCACGTTATAAGCCGGCACGCTCGAACGCTACCGGCTCTAGTTCTTTCATCTGGTCGAGTGTCAGCGGCTCGAATTGCTTGCCGAGTTGCAGCTCTTGGAATCGTTGCGCGGACAGTCCGCCGTCACGAAACAACTGCGCACGCCCTACGCCTAGCGCCTCATCCTGAAACGAGGCCGGCTGAGTCTTGAGCCACTCATAGTACGATGTGCCAGCCGATACTGGGCCGTCTGTGTCGCCATTACTGACGCGGGTTGCGCCCTGCCTGAGCGTGTCGCGGATGTACTTGTTTGCGATAACGGGAGCTGTGCTGGATCGGCAGTTGATGTGGATTGGCGGAAGCGGCCCTTTGCCTACTTCAAAGACGCGGCCATCAAGCGACTGGCACTGTACTGTCGTGCGGCTGTCGAGCGTGCTAACCCACTCATAGCCAGTGATGATGTCGGCATTCTGCGACCACATTTCAGAGCGGGCCACCTGTGCAACGTGCTGCACCGATGTGCGTACCACGGCCTGTGCATTGCGATAGGTGGCATTAATGATGCCGTCCTTGTACTTATTGCTTGCCGTCCCGACCACTTCGTTGATTAGCTCACGATTGGTACGGCCTTGAAGGTAGCCAAGCCGGATGGCGTTCTCTACGCTGTCAATCGAGCCAGTAACCCATCCATTGATAAACGGCTCCAGCATCTTAGCAGACTGGCCAGACGTGAGCGGGCGCGACATGGCGGCAGCCAGCACCTGATTAGCAGACGGGACGGTCAACTCTACGCCTTGCATAAGGACGGCATCTAGGGCGCGGGCCTCTGCTCCTGTTGCGTAGTCTGCCAAGTCCTTCAGGTCAGATGTGATCTGCTTGCCTGCGTCGCCGTAAATTGCTTTCAGATCATTACGGATGGCGATAAGCTGAGCCTCCGCACGACTACGGGCCACCGCGGTCAGCTCATCGCTCGCCAGTCGGTCGCGTATAGCCTTCGCGGCAGACTTCAGGAACGACTCAAGCCCCTTGATGTTGCCAGCCTTCAGCCGTTCCAGCATGACTTGCTGGCGGGTTGATAGGCTGATAAGGGCGGGGGCTGACTGCATCAATGCAATTCCATACTGGCCAATGTGTAGTGATTAACGATCTCATCAATTGAGTCGCCATCAATAATATTCATCTTTACTTCAACCAAGGTTGGCTGACCGGCCTCTATCTCAATTTTGATGGCGCAGACTTTCTTTTCATCAAGCCCAAGCGCCCTGCATACCTCAAGCCCGAATTTATCGCTCACAGCTCCACCCCCGCCCCGTCCAATTCCTCGATAATGTCCTCGACTGATTTAGTGCCATCAGCCAAGCCAATACGTTGCATAAACCGGATGGCGTCAGACTTTGGCAGGGTGCCGGACTGCCAAGCAGCAACGATAGCAGCCAGAATCTGCGCATCCCACTGGATAACGGACAGGTCATTGCTCAAGCGATACTCACAAGCGCCAGATCCGCCCATAAACATCTGCGCCCATGCGAGCGCCTGTGTGTAGGCGTCGGATACGTTCTCAGCGGCCAGCGAGACGACCGAGTGCGATACTTCCTGATCGCCTGCGGATTGGGTTGCCGTCTTGACTGCTTCCCCTGGCTGCACAAGTCGAGCACCGAGCATGGCCATCGTGGCCACCAGATCAGTCAATTCTTTCTGTATGGCGGTATCAGCCGTCACTGTGGCGTAATTAAATGTCCCGCCCTCAGGGAGAAGAAACGGAGCGCGTGATCCGACGACGATGCCGTTCTTCTCCAGCCAATCGCGCCAGTCCTCAGTCAGCCCACTGATTACCGGCTGCGGCTGGCCAGCGAAGTACAGCGCATTGTACCAGTCTGCGCCTAGCTGGTAGTGCCTGCGATTGACGCACGCCAGATCGAATAGTGGAGCCTGATCTATGCCTGAGTCGTTATTGATTGCGCCGACAAAGGTGAACGGAATGAAGTTCCACGGCTGGCCATTGGCCTGAAGCGGGAAGGTGTCATCGGCATACAGTTCCCATTTCTGGGTCTTTTCATTCTTGCGCCAGATCCGGACGACATAGATTCCATCGTCAAGCGAGAGTTCACGCAATTGCCGGACTGACTTGGTTTCAAAGCCTTCAGTCACGTCAGCCTTTTCAGCCAAGACAACCTTGGAAAGCAGCGACCTTCCGCCAACTCGCTTGTGCTGCCAGTTGATAATGTCCTCTGCATCGTAGTGGCAGACGTTCGCCCTGATGATGCCGGATTGCATGTCAGCGACAGAGACAGCGCCCTCCACCTTCGGGAAGTCCACCAGCAACCCAGCGCGGCCTGTGGTCAGCACGTCCTCAAGTGTTTTCTGGCTCTGCTGATAGATTGACAGCCCGTTGCCATCGCAATCCGTCTGCATGTAGTCCAGATTAGCCGGAGCGGAGTAGGATGGCGGCTTGCGGAACACAGCGCCGATCAGGCTGGCCCGGGTGCGCCCAACGATATTGACGTACAGGGAACGCTCAAGGTAGCGGGCATAAATATTGGTAATCTCGCCCTTAGTCTCGCTAGTCGAAATAACAGGATTAGGGAGCAGCTTCTCGCCAGCCCTCTTGACCGCTGACTCGCCATCGCAAAGAGTATCGACCATCTCCCAATCGGGGAGCGCCTCTTGATAGTCGTCACGCTGGAAATCGACAGACATTAGTACGCCCTCTTTAGGCTTAGGCTCAATGGGGTTGCTGGCTTGACTACTGGCATCTCGAACACAATAGGGTAACCGGTCGCATCATTCTGGTGATCGAATCCGCCAGACTTGTCCGGCTCGCCATTCTTGTCGTATGCCTGCTGTTCCAGACATGATACAACATCCGGACACATCCGGTCATTAACCCACATCTTACCATTAGTCAACGCAGTATTCACAGCCAGAATGCGGTCTTTCACTCGCGGATTACTGGCGTTCACCTTGACTGTGAAGCCGGCCTGTTTAAGCAAGGATATGTCCGACTCACTCGCGTTTACCGTCTTGCGGCTGTTCCCGCTCGCGTCAGGGTAGATGGTCAGCTTGTGGCCTGCGTACCGCTCGTTGAGTGTGTCTATCAAGGCTGGCGTGTCGTATATGCCGGTCAACTCGTCAACAGTGTGCCATCCGTTCGGTCGCTTGACGTAGACAGTGCTGGCCATGGCTCCGACGTTGAAGTCCTGCCCAATGAAAAGCGGTTCAAGCTCCCTGATCGTCTCTGTTGACCGGCATCGCTCGCGGTCGTAGGCGTTATATATCGTCCCTGTGGTCAGGTTGACGAATCGCCCTTCGATGTACGCCTCTACCAGTTCAGCCGGGTAGGATTCACGGAGGCTGTCGATGTAGTCAGCCGGCAGAAACGGGTTAGAGTAGGACGGGGCCTGCACCATGCCGTAAGAGTCTGTACGCTTGGCCACCCATCGCTCATGACAGAACCTGAACCCCTCTGGCGTTGTGTAGGCTGATGCCTGGTTGAATGGATCAGTTACCCCGACTGGCGTCTGTCGGTTACGGGCTATAACCTGATTCCAAGCATGGCGGGCATGCTCTTTCTGTAGGGTGTCTAGCTCGTCACAGTGCGCCTTGTA